AGCCCCTGGCATCATAGTATGCTCATCATCTCCGATATGCCCACCACCAAATCAGGCAGTTGGTTTTTAAAGTACAAAGAGGATATGGATCAAGACTTAATTGATACCATCCACGGCGTTATTTATGAGCGTTTCGAAATCCAAGGCAAGATCAGAGCCTTAACTGATAAGCAGATTCCAGTTCCGCAATATTTAATAGACCGATTCAGAGAGATGGAAATTGCTCTGGCTAAATTGCGCTCCGTAGCTGTCTATTACCGCGAATGGTCCAGCATCGAAAACTTATTGTTATTAGGCGAACGCTACATTCGCCAAATGAAGAGAGACCTTCCGCCATTGGTTTTTCAATCTTCCATCTTATGCCGTAAGCTAAAAAACAACAAAGAGAACTTCTACGCTGCTCTCAATGAAACAATCCATTATTACACAGCCTTTGACAACAGTTTCTTAGACAACTTAGAATACAACTACAAAAAGAAAGACGACAACAGCCAACAAGATTCAGATATAGACAAAAATAAGCCTATCTGCATCGCATTCGATTATAACGCAAACATCAACTGGCTGGTAGCAGGGCAGCGCAGCGGTGTGAAAATGCTCACCCTTAAATCATTCTACGTAAAGTATGAGCGAAAAATAAAAGAGTTGGTTCAAGATTTCTGTGTCTACTATAAAAATCACAAGCGCAAAAAAGTTATCTATTACTTCGACAACACAGCATTAGGCACCAACTACGCAGTAGGCAACGATGATTTCGCCAGTGTCATTTGCGATGAATTCGCATTAAAAGGTTGGGAAGTTCAGAGAGTGCACATTGGTAATCCTGTGCCACACAGAGATAAACACAGGATGGTTCACCTCGCATTGAAAGGGCAGAAGTATTTATTCCCGATGTTTAATCAGCCCAACAATGAAGAGCTCCTGCTTGCATTAGAAAATACAGGCGTGCGAATTGGCACAAATGGCTTTCAAAAAGACAAGTCCGGTGAGAAACTGGCTGAGTCAGAAGAAGATCTATTAGAGCATAGAACGGATGGCACAGATGCCTGGGACACACTATTTATGGGCATGAACAAGTTTGGAGTCAGTGATTCCAGCGATACTAGCGTGGTTAGTATGTTTGTGTGAACGGTTTAAAAAGTTGAACCATTGGTTTTTAGGGGGCTATAGCGCCCTCTCGGTGTTTAATTGAACCGTGTCAAAGTGAAGACCCCGCACCGCCCTGCCGCGTTCGAGTAATTACCGCTTCTGTTTTTTGCGTTATATGCCAGCGCCTTTGTCCTTTTCCGAGCCTTGCTTTAGGATTACTTTTAATAAAAAAAGAACACTATGATGCACATAGCCCAAGCCCGACAGCTTATAGAGAGTAAAGACCCAGTCGACCTCTCATTCTTTACGAAGAAGGGAGAGATAATACACGCACGCAGAGTGGTGTGTTTAAGTTCCAATTACAAGCGGAATACTTTTAACATAAAGTTCTTAGAGAACGGAGAGATCCGAAAGGTAAGAGCTACTCTAATGTTTAACATATCAGGAGAGGAGATATACTTATGAGCCAAGATGCTGACTACAGTGTATATGGTGTACACTCCATAACTACAGAGAATACTGCCTTTGCTGCTGTATTCAAGGAAGATTCAAAGACAATCTTCGATGCAGAGGATGCTGAGCCATCAGAAGTGAAGGGGGGGTATAGAGGTTATGTACCTTGGGGTAAGGATAACTTAGCCCCTCGTGAGATATTGAATAAGATACGAAAGGATGAAGTAATGAGTTCTAACATGGGATTCAATATTTCGGCGGCCTATGGGCGGGGTATTAAAGTAACGGAAGCAGGCGGTAAGGTTACCACGCCTGAGATTAAAAGATTCTTGAGACGTTCCAACATGGTGCGTTATGCGGCCGAGCAGATGACTGACATGAAGCACTTCTTCTTTACCGTGCTAACTTTCATCCTTGATAAGGAGGGCAAAAACATTGCGTTAGTAAGGCACGTGGAAGCGGTCAACTGTAGGTTTGAGACGTGTCACCCTAAGACAGGGAAAGGCGAGCATGTGTTCATAGCCAACTGGAAGAATAACCCAAGTGAGGAGGATGTGGAAGCAATCCCTCTGTTGGATGAGTACGATCCAGTGGGTGATCTGCTTGCACGCATGGGGAAGGAAGTGGATCCAACAACAGGGAAAACTGAGGCTACCATTAAAGAACAAAGGAAATTTGCGGTGGTGATTAGAATGCCAACACCTGGTTACTCTTACTATCCATTTGCCCATTACTATTCGACCTTTATGTCTGGATGGTATGATCTTAAGAGCTACATTCCTATTGCTAAAAAAGCAAAGATGAACAATGGAATGCAGATAAAGTATCTGGTTGAATTGCACGAGGATTATTTTGAAAAGTTATTTGCATCAGAAAAAATAACAGACCCAGAAGCAAAAAAATCACGCCAGCAGAAAGAGGCAAAAAACATAAAAGACTTCCTCACTGGGTTAGAAAATCAAAACAAAAGTTGGTTCTCAACCTACTACATCGACCCGAATGGAAAAGAGGTGAAGATGGTAAGAATTGAGCGCATAGGCGGAGAGAAAGAAGGTGGCGACTGGATAGAAGACTCAGAAGAAGCCTCTAACATAGTTTCGTACGCACAAGGTGTGCATCCATCTTTAATTGGAAGCTCTCCAGGCAAAAATAAGAACATTAATGGTACAGAAGCGCGTGAGCTCTTCACCATGAAACAAGCCTTAGAGAAACTATCTCGCGATCTCATTTTACAACCATTGTATGCCATCTCAGAAGCAAATGGTTGGGATTTGGAATTTGATATTCCAGATCTGATGTTAACCACTCTTGATAAAAAAACGGATGCTTTAGAAACAACCCAAAAAATAGACGAAGATGCCGACTCTAATTAATACTATAAAAGTGTTCTCGGATATTATTCCAACAGCTGTTGGAGTGAAAGATTTCGACGATTTAAAAACGTACGTTAAAAGTGCCGAGAACTGGTTAAAGCTCGAGGTTATTGGGAATAAGTTGTTTTCAACATTAAAAAGCAGTCTAGAGTCGAGTACTGGCGAAGCCGATGATACGCTATTGTCGTTATGTCGAAACATAGTAGCCAACCACGCCTATTGGGATGCTATCCCATTTTTAAACTTGGTACACAGCCCCAATGGATTCGGAGTTGTTCAAAATAACAACTTAGTTCCTGCAAGCAAAGAGCGAGTCGCTGCATTGAGAACTCAGTGCATAGTTAGAAGAGATAATGAAGTAGAGAGCCTCTTAGACTATTTAGAAGCAACTCCGAAGTATCATGAAGATTGGAAGTCTTCTTCAACTTTCAGCATTCTCTCCGATTGCCTAATTACCACCGCCAAGGAATTGTCAATTTATGCAGAATGGGAAGGCTCTCGCAAAGACTTTTTAAAGTTGCGCCCAACTCTAATTCAATTAACGATCTCGAAAATTCAGCCGATTATTTCTCGTGATTACGTAAATGAGTTGATAGAGATGCAGCGCGAAAATGGGGTGGATGGTGATGATATAGTAGTTATCTCACTATTAAAGCAAGTACTTGGCTCATTAATTATCGGCAACAACGAAGCTGCGAAACAGGCATTAGAAGATGCCGTTAACTATATGGATGGGAGTAAAGACTCTTTCCCTTCCTATTTTGAAAGCAAAGAATTTGCAGCCAGGTCAGCAGCTAATTACGAGAACACGAAGGATAATCCAATATTTTTTAGTTTATATTGATGAAAGAGATTCGTCTACATATTCCCCAGAGGCTGTTTGACTTAAATAATGATCAGTTGTTATTTATATCAGAGCTGTTTTCGTCTAATTTAGAAGAGAGAGAATTCCTGATTAAAGCCTTCTTTTTTTTAGCGGAAATTAGAATATCGCCTCATTTCTCTGCGCCAAATGCTGATGATGTTGTTTTAACGCATAAAAAGAGCAAGCCTTTTCTTCTAACATCAGAGCAAGTGGCGCTGCTTTCAGAAAAATGCAGATATCTGCTCACTCCTGACGAAGTGAAGCCTATCAAACGATTTAAACGATTTGCAAAAGCTCGGCATCAACGATTGTACAACACTACTTTTGAGGAGTATTTAATGGCTGAAAATTACTATTTCGCTTTTACTCAAACTGGGAAAGTTGAACATCTGGACAGCCTAATATCTATTTTGTACCGATACCCATGGCACCGGTGGAGTTCTGCAAAAATTCAAAAAAGAGCAAAGAAGTTCTCCTCTTTATCTTTAGCGGAAAAGTATAGTGCGTTTTTATGGTATGCAGGATTTCGCCATTATGTTTCCAAGAGGTGCAAAACCCTCTTTTCAAGTAAGTCTGGTGGCGGAGGTGGTGGTGGAGCATTCAACCCCCGAAGTTATATAAACAATATGATCCATCAGTTGACGAATTCTGATGTTACGCTCCGCGAGCAATTATTAAAAACGCCCACAATGGCAGCACTGGATGAATTAGAACAGAGAGCTGTTGAAGCGGAAAAAATAAAGCCAAAAAGACCTAAATAATATCGACTATGTTTGACCCTGCCGCTTATATAAAAAACGTGTGTGATCATTTGAAAATCACAAAAGGCAAGTACTTATTTACAAAAGTGAGTAGCATAGGATCCCTTGAAGGCATTCTTGCCAATTCACGCCGTGACTCTTATTTCTTTGCAGTGGACGACAGCCAAGATGGCGTTACATTCAGAGGTGCTGCAGGTGGTTTCTTCGAGCGTAGGATGTACACCGTCTTCATTTTAGGTAAAGCCGACTATGGTGACCAGGAGAAACGAGATGAAGTACTGGAAGAAGCCAAACAAATATACAGGCATACATTAAGTAAAATGATCAAAGACAAGTTTAGCATTCCTGTTGTCAAATTAGATCAGACCCGATTCTACGAAGTGCCTCCCGCTTTCGCCACTGGATGTAGTGGTCTTTATTTTACAGTAACAGTCGAAAACCCCATAAATCTCGTCTACGATGGCAACGTCTGGGTTCAATAATTCAGAGACAGTTGCCGCATGGGCAGATATTGTTCTGAAAATTTGGAAGGAAAAACTTACAGAATTGCAAGTCTATGAAAGTGGTGAGCTCCACAGTTCCCTGCTCTCAACACTATTGTCTTCATCTGGGGACAATGTGTCCAGGATAGACTTCTCTTTCAAACTATACGGAATATTCGTAGATATGGGTGTAGGTCGTGAAATCTTCGTAGGCAACCCGGGTGATGTGCCCACCATCCGGAAGCGTAAAATATGGTATTCACGCATATTCTACCGCGAAGTGATGAAGTTGAGAGAAATATTAGCAGAAAAATACAGCAACCAAGTTGCCGATCAGGTAGTGAATGCTCTTCGTCCGGTTGGTGATTTAAAATACTCGCACGCAAAAAACAACAATCCGTTTTTGGATTAACTGATTATTTATCCATCTTTACTATCCAAATATAAAAACCTAATTATGAAAAAGTTGATGATTGTTCTATTTGCTGTTTTTCCTATTCTCTT